GATCGGTGACGGTACGCCTGACAATTGGGAGGTTTTCCAGTTTCTGTCCGCTGAGCCGGTTTCCGACGGGCGTTTTGCGCTGCGCGGCTTGTTGCGCGGTCAGGCGGGCAGCCGTGGATTGATGCCATCCGAATGGCCGTCGGGTAGCTATGTGGTCTTATTGGATTCGCGCATCCGGCAAATCCTAATCCCTGCGTCTGCGCGTGGTGTCATGCGCCATTTTCGCTATGGCCCGGCCAAGGAGCTGAACAGTTCCGCCACTTACCGTTATGCCGCGCATGCGTTTAAGGGCAATGGTTTGCGTCCTTATCCTGTCGCGCATCTCAGGGGAAAGGTTCAGACAAATGGTATTCAATTCAGTTGGATCCGCTGCAGTCGCATTGATGGTGACATGTGGGGGACCCAAGATGTACCTCTGGGTGAAGAGCGCGAAGAATACCGCGTGAAAGTTCGGCAAAATGGCGTAACCGTCCGGGAAGAGTTTGTGGATCAGCCCGTCTGGACCTACACATCGGGACAGATCTCAAGTGAAGTTGGAGCCACGCCATTCTCGGTTGAAGTGGCGCAGATTTCGGATCGTTACGGTCCCGGACTGCCTGCTTCACTTTCCGTTGCGGCGCGTGCATAGAAGATGCGCGGCGTTCAAATGGCAGATATCGAAATTGCCGCACGCGCCCTGATTCTTGTCGCTCCTGCTGATCGCAAACAACGCATTGCGGCGTTGATCGAACAAGCGCATTTGGCCGACAAGTTTCGGAAAAGGCTGGGAAAACCACATCCCGAATTAGGCAGCGGCACTTTGATGTCCGCTGTATTGAAATGGCCAATTGCACCGCGACCAGATGTTCTGACCGCAGACTTTCTCGATTGCTTGCGGACGGTGTTGTACCAGCTTGACAAGACGTGTCGGTGATAGCCCGCCCATTCAAATGCAACTTGGGACTTGGACAATTGCAAACTGTCAACTAAATCTAAAGGGCATGAGCAAGGAGCCCGGTCATGGCACATCCACATCTAACCCCGACTGAGATTGATCCGGTATGGCACCGCATTTGCGATGAGGCGGAGCATGCTGTGAAGGTGGAGCCCCTGATGGGCGGGCTTATCCACGCGGGTGTTTCCCATCATCTGTCTTTAGAAGCCGCCTTGGCCCATCGTTTGGCTATGAAGCTGTCATCGGCTGAAATGTCAGAACAGATTTTGCGGGAATTGGCCGACACGGCTTTCGCGGCGACGCCCGAACTGGGCGCCGCGGCACGTGCGGATCTGGTTGCAATTTATGACCGCGACCCGGCTTGCCACAGCTTTTTGC